TTAGTATATCATAGAAAGAAACATCCACTTCGTTAAATTGTGTTTCTCCAGTAGGTACACACCTTACCCCAACTTGTTCTACAAGTTTACTATATTGGTTTTCTGTGATTATTATACGCATAAGAAATCGTTTACAATAAATATAATCATAAACGACTTACTCTATAAATAAACTATATCTTTTCCCATTTACCATTATTCAATAATTTAAATGTGCCTATGTACATTTTATCCCATTGATTGGGTTCTATTAAACTGAGGAATAGTTCCTTATTTTTATTTTCGTATAAGTGATAGTGTTCTCCCAATATAGGTTGGAAGTTGTAGGTGGCTTTGTACACTAGACTTGTCCAGTTATATTCCTCAACTAATCTTTTGTACTCGTCCTTTAATTCATCTAGTTTCGACTGGAAGTATTTGTCCGCTTTTATAGAGTCTGATTTATCTACATTTATGGGTTCAAACTTTTGTGAACCTACTGTAGTGGGGTAAGATTTTAAGTTAGCGTCAAACTCTCCAGACTCTTCATTATAAACTATGTTATCTGGATATTTTTTTTTCATTTTGTCTTTATATTCATACCATGAAGGGTTAGGTAGTTCTGAATAGTGGTCCCACAATTCTTTTTCAACAATTTCAGGTTTTCTTTCCATCACATACAACTAAAATATCTTTCACCTCTATCACATAGTATTGTAAGTGCCTGTGTTTCATCATTATCCCTTAACCACTGAAATGAAGCAAATACATTTGCCGCTGCACTTATCCCCACAAATAACCCATACCTTTTTGCAAGGTGTCTAGCACAAGCCTTAGCACATTCAGTACTTACCACCCTAACTTCAGAAACTTTTTCCATATCTACCAAAAATTTACTACCATCACCGATTCCTTGTATTCCATGTAATCCTGGTTCAAAACCAGACATAACAGCACTTTCTGCAGGTTCTATAGCCACCGTTTTTATATTGGGCCACATTTCTTTTAAGAATTTATCAGTACCCATTAATGTACCACCTGTACCGGTACCAGCCACAAAAACTGCGGGAATAGACTTTTCACCTTTAAGTTCTTTATATTGATTATAGAATTCCGGCCCAGTAGTTTGGTAGTGTGCTTGTATATTTAACGGGTTATGGAATTGGTTGCAATTAAACCATTTATTGACTTCGCACAGTTTATTTCTTAGTTCTATTGCACCATCAAAATTACCGTCATCAACTTCAATTAATTCAGCTCCATAATACCTAAACATATTTTTACGTTCTTCGGACATGTTGGATGGCATAATTATAACCATCTTATACCCTCTTTCAGCTGCCAACATTGCCAATGCAATCCCACTATTACCACTAGTAGCTTCACATAAAGTACTTCCTTTAATAATTAAACCGTTTTTTTCAGCATTATTAATTATAAAAGTGGCCATCCTATCTTTAACAGAACCACTAGGATTCATAAACTCAGCTTTTCCCCAAACAGTATAACCACCTATGGTTATTGGTATTAGTGGGGTGTTACCTACATTATCAGATAGTTTAGTTTTCATTATCCTTCTATTTCTACATTAAACTTGTCTCCTTGTTGTATTTTTTCTATAACGTCTAGTCCTTCTACTACCTTACCAAAACAGGTGTGATTACGGTCTAAGTGTTGTGTCGCATTTCTTGTATGTACAAGAAAGAACTGTGACCCACCTGTATTTCTACCAGCGTGTGCCATAGATAGTACCCCTCTATCATGAAATTGGTTTTCTCCATCTAGTTCACAATCAATTTTATAACCTGGTCCACCATCTCCTCTTCCGTTAGGACAACCTCCTTGTGCTACGAATCCTGGAATAACTCGATGAAAATTAAGGTCTTTATAAAAACCTTCTTTTGCTAATTTAACAAAATTGTTTACTGTGTTTGGTGCGTCTTTTTCGTAGAACTCTACCACCATAGTTCCTTTATCTGTATTAATTTTACCTTTCATTTTTTAATTTTTTATTACATATATTCATTTACTGCTTCGTATATCACTTCTTGTTCTTCCTCATCAAAACTTTCCTCACCCTCTAGAAATGTAGCGTCCCCACCGTGTTCATCACTATACTCTTCTACCACAAATTTACGGTCACCATATGAACCATAAGCTTCAAATTTAAAAGCAAACCATGTTTCGTAGTTGTTTTCAACATATACCTTATCATCACCAGCTTCTTCAATAGTGTCAACATAAGTCATGTCATCTAGTTGTTCAAAAATAACAACTTTATCATCATCAGTGAAATTTTCTTCACCTTCCATGTAAACAAGTTCTCGTTCATCATTCATGTCTTGCATACTTGCTTTAAAATCTTTTCCTTTATACTTTCCAATATAAGTGTGTTTACCCTCTTCGTGAGTCTTTACTTTGTCGTTAATTACTACTTCTGCCATTTTTTAATTTTTTTTTAATTTATTAATTTCTCTGTTTATATACCAACTTGCTTTTTCCAAGTCTTCTAATGTATTAATTTTTTTACCTGCCCTAGAAATATACTTTACTGTATTACCCAAATTAAATCCTAAGTCCCACGCTTCAATAACTTTAATAGCTTCATATGGGTTATCTTTTCCACCGTAGTGATTTGGGTGGTTTACCTTTTCTGATTGTTTACGATTAAACTCTATTATTTCTTCGTTGGTGGGGTATTTAGTCATTCTCATCTTTTTTTATATAGTCTTTTGCTTTTTTATATGGTGAATTATTTAATAGGGTTGTTTCGTATTTTCTATATATATAACTTTTTAGTTTCTCAATATCCTCAAATTCACTACCACACACACTAACTATTTTAATGTCAGTCTCTTCTTCATCCGGGAATAATAAGACTTCATAACCACTTTTATCGCTAATACCTAAACCAAATTTTTGTAAATCACCAACCCTTAGTGTGGTGGGTTTTGATAATTTAACAATCATGAGTGGTCGATACTTCTCTATTAATAATTCATTTGCTATTCTTTCTGTATTTGTAATATCTTTAGACATATGAAAATTTAAACAAAGTTAAAAATATAGTCAATATACAGTGGTAGATTTTAATTAAGACATATTGGGGGAAATCCGTCTTTGGAGTGTATGAATAGTTTTTGTATTTTTTCTTGGTTTTTGATATAGTCTACTATGTTTAGTTCTTCTTGGATTTCGTTAAATGCTAAATCTGTTACTATTTCCAACATTTCGTCACCGGACAACATAGGGTCACCATTTTTTTTAGCGTTAATGGTCGCTTTATCAGCGACCATTTTATAAAAAAGTTTCATATCTATAGTAGAATTACCAAACATATCTCGTCTTGCTTCTTCATCTGATTCGAAGAAATCTTTTAATCTTTTAAGGTAAATCTGTATATCTACTTCCATACACAATAAATATTACAACAAATTATATTTTTTAATAATTTTTTTATTTACCGTCATTTCTCTACCTTCTTTTTTAAGAATATCATAGATTTTTTGTGCTGCAACTTTTACATCTTTCATACCACCTTCAATTTTATTCTTACTTTTGTAAATCATAACCTCAACACTTCCAGGTGTGGTTACTACATTACCACCCACTTTTCTACTTGTTTCTTGTGCTGTTTTTTGTCTTACCTCGTAATTCACCATTTTACAGATATGGTGACCTCTTTTTTCCATCATTCTACTTCCACCCATTTTATTTTATTTTTTAAAAATTAATACTCATCCATCGTAAATTACCACTATGGGTAATTGTCTTATCAAACATACTAGATTGGTACACACTTTTTAGATTTTCTGCATCTTCTATTTTACCAAATAGTTTTAGGTCACTATACCCAAAATTATTTTTTAGGAATAAATCTAGTTCTTTCCCCCCTAAGATAAGGTGAACGTGTCTAACAACCCAGTCTTGGAAGTCGTATGTATCCCAGTTTGATTTTTCTTTTGTTTCCATAATACAAATGTACAAATTTTTTTTTAATCAAACATGCTAGTTATGAAAATCTTTTCTTCACTTGTTAACCCACCATACCAACTGTTAAATTCTTCTCCTTTTTTAGTTTGGTAACTTTCTATTAAGTACTTGTAGTTATCCCCAGAAATTTTACCAAATATATTAGTATCTTCTTTAACATTTCTTTTTGGGTTGGTGAAGAATAGCATTCTAACTTTTTCACCTAACTCCATATCGTTTGGTATTGTATCGACCAAAGATTTAATCTTTTCAATACTTAAAGTTCTTGGGTAGTCTATTGTGTTCGAGACACTACTAGATGTGTATGCTGTTCCCGCTCCATATTCTTTAACTTGTCTTAGTTCGTTTAATGTTCTTTTTTTAATTTTACTCATATTATTTTTATTTGTATTTAAATTTTCTTTAATTTTATTAATAATTTATTATTACCAATTTCAAAAGGTTCTTCCATTAATCTGTCTTTAATCTGTTTTTTGATGTGGTTAAAATTAATATTGGACCAATCTTCTCCTATAAATTTCTCATTAATTTTCCCAACCCCATCTTTTCCAATCTTATCCCAATCATCAACACATATTAAACATTCATTTTTAAAATTATTATAAATATGCATTATTTCTTCTTCTAAAGGAACTTGGTCAACAGCGTTAGGAATTATACCATCTCCTCTGTGGGCTGTATTTTTTCCCCTCGCATAACTCCACCCTCCTTTCCATTCTGAATTTTCCCAATCAACATTATCATCTCCACTCCAATGAGCATCCAAGAAAAAAAATACTTTTTTATCTTCTATAGATAAATTTAACTCATGAATTAAACCACCATCTAAAATCTTAGAACTATCTCCTAAATGACATACCACATTTTTATTATTTTTAAATCTTCTTTCCGCAACTCTAAATAACCCTTCATCTAATTCTATA